TCCTGCCTCAATAAGTAAGGCTACGTGTGTATGTCTGAACATATGAGATGTTATATTTTGAATGCTTAAATGATTAAGAATCGTGTTGTAGTGAACCTGGAATATAAATTCATCACTTGATATAAAATCGTGAAGGATACCTAACACATAATCAGATACTTCTATAGTTCTGATACTACTTAATGTTTTAGGAGCTGATATTAGACCATTTCTCAACTTAGTTTTATTAACAGATATAGTTTTATTATCAAAGTCTACATCTTTTGGAGTTAGTGCTAATACCTCCCCGATTCTTAACCCCGTGTGTAATTGAACTATAACTATATTTCTTACGGTGTTGTTTTTTATTTTTGCTAAAATATCAGGGATCTCATCTTTTTCTAAATATTTTATCTTTTGTAGTTTTTCGGCTTTTTCTTCTTTAGTCAATTTAAATTCTAAAGTAACATCAAAGCTTTTTACATAGTATTTCTTGATAAACTTAAACAGGTTATTAAATAATCTTACTATAAACTTAATAGCCTCCGGAGAGTAACAGCTCCTGTATTCAATTATCATCCTCTCATATTTGATTTTAGTAATGTTTTCTAGCATTTCATTATCATCTAATTTTTGTAAGTAAGATTTATAAATTGAATATGAATGATGAGTTAACGTAGCTTTTTTGAATTCCAGGAATTTTTCTTTATAAAATCCTAAAGGCTTGTTAATAACTTCAGGATTTAATAGTTTCTCTATCTTCTCTTGTAATTCATCGTATGCTTCTTTCTCAGTAGCTCTAGTTTTATTATTTTTAACAACTGATACTCTACGTGTTTTCCCTTCGAGGTCTTTATAAGATTGTATATATCTATACTTACCATTATGAGTGACTTCTCTATACATAAAAATACACATCCTTTCTTGCTTTGATAAGATGTGTATGATATACTATTAATAGATTGTATGTGTATATCTTACACATCCTTTAAACTCTCTTACTTTGGTCGGTGGGGGAGTTTTTTTGTATAATCTTATTTTATTATGCTCCTAATTGAGCTTTTAATTTTTTCTTATCTTCAAAATTGATGATATTTATGTTATATTCGTTCAATGCATCTTGGTATTCATCTTTCAATTCTTTATATCCATCAGAACTTATAATGATTGATAAGCTTTCATCTCTACCATAACTTTTTGTACGATTTTCTGTTGTATCTAACCAACTAGAAAGTATAAAATGTAGTTTGTCTTTTGTGATTTTATTATGAACTTGAACTAATTTGTATTTTCCTTTTGACATCGCTAAAAAATTAAATTTATGCTCTAATCTAGATTTACCAGCTATAGATAGGTCAGGGAATACATTATATTCTGTGTTTTCATGGAAATAACTTCTTACATCTTCTAGAAAATGAGATTGAACTGTTTGTGGGTGTAACAGCGATAAGTCATAAACGTTAAGAAGCACTTGTGTCATATCGTGTATTGCTTGTCCTAGATTATGTTTTTTAGTTTTTTTTATTATTTCATCACCCATTAATTCTAATCCGTTATAGTTCAAGATAGATTTTAATAAATGGTGACGTTTATTTTTTTTTGTTAAATCAATCCCATTTAGCTGCAAATCCCAAAGAGTAAAACCATCATCAGTAAGAATATAATATTTACCATCATATTTTATTGTAAAAGAAATACCGTCTCCGTAGGTGTTGACAAAAGGTGTAATTACCTCTTGACTGTCGCCTTCCAATAGATTAACATGTGTATTCTCTTTTATGTATTCTATATAGGAATCTTTTATATTTTTGCTATCCATTGTAAGAACACCTCCTTTTACTTTATTATATAAGATTTCTTTGTATTTGTATAGAAAGATTATCGTTTTTGTCAGTATTTGAGAATTTTAATATAGAGTCTAATATTATTATAAAATCATCAGTGTTTTTAATGTTTTCATAAGGTAAAGAAAAAGCTTTGTAATGAGTGTATCCGTCATTTTTATCTATATACTCTTGTTCAGAAAATATATTTATTCTATTACCACGTACTATTTCACCATCAGCATTTTTATGAAAGTTGTTATTTATATTAATTCTGAATAGTGTATGATTATAACGAACCTCCCTAAAGTTAAATACTTTACTTCTTAATGAATACTTATAAGATAAAATAAATTTTTCACCTGTTGTGGATTGAATTTTTATATCACCACTTGTATGTTCATCTTCTTTTATTGTTTTATTATGTTTTTCAAATATAACCTTTAAAATACTCAAAAGATCCTGAGCTTCTTTATCTGTTAGATATAATTCCATTTTACCCTCCCTTTAAAACTTCCTTCTTAATTCAAGAACTCGTCCAACGATCACAACTGGTTTTGTAGTAACTTCTTCATTTGAAAAATACATAGGCGAGTATTCTGAATTATTAGATATTAGCATTATTCCATTATCAAGCTTTTCGAATTTCTTACATGTAGCATCATCTCCATTTACTAGGGCGATAACCACATCACCATTGTTAGCTGTTGATTGTTGCTTTACGATGACAGTATCTCCATCGTTTATATCTGGTTTCATACTATCACCTTTAATCTTTAACCCAAAGAATTCACCTTGATTTTGCCATGATTGAGGAATTTCCTCATAGTCTAATATATCCTCAACAGCTGAAATAGGTATTCCCGCTGCAACTGTTCCTAACACTGGGATTTTAATTCCTTGAGGTTTTTGTTCTTCTTCCCAACCCATTAGGTATTCAATAGATGTGTTTAAATATTTTGCGATTTTTTCTAATCTATCAGTAGGTAATTTTTTAGTATTTCCATCTTCATATCTTTTTATAGTTGTTTCGTGTACTTGTAAAAAATCAGCAACTTCTTTTCTAGATATTTTTCTTCTTTTTCTAGCTTCAAAAATTCTTTGTCCAACATTGCTATTACCCATTCTTTCTACCTCCTTTGTAATTTTTATTTTAACATTTTAATTGTAAAAACGCAAGTTATTTTAAAAAAATAATAAAAAACTTGCAAAAAAGTATTGACAAAAAATGAAATCTAGTATAAAATTAAAATTGCAAAAACGCAAGAAAAGGAGGTGTGATTTTGGACTACGATTTATTAAAAGTTAAAATGAAAAAAAATAAGGTTACTTATGAGACTATGGCTAAATTATTAGGTTTGACACTAAATGGTTTTGCAAATAAAATCAACCGTACTAATTCCAGCGGATTTTATGTTGATGAAGCAAATTTAATCAGACAAAAATTGAACTTAAGTCAAGAAGAAGCATTCACTATTTTTTTTAATAATTAACTTGCATTTTCGCAAGATTAAATGAATAATACCTCTTATTTCAAGATAGAAGAAAGGGTGAGAAGAAATGAAGAAAACAATATTAATTGCAGGTGTGATATTTATTGCTAAAAAAATAATAGACCACGCAAACGAGCGTAAGTCTATTAAGATTGACTCTAATCTTCTTGGTGCAACCATTTATGGTACTCTTCAAGCAGACCTAAAGTAAGATTTAATGATATTCCACCTATTTGATTTCCTAAACGGGTTCTATCGTCTTCTTGATTTCTAAAAACTTCGACACTTTTATTGGCTTCGTTGGCGATTTTAGAAATTTTATCAGGTGTTAGATTGTTAAGAAAATCATTAAAATTTTTAACCATTATTATTCACCTCCTTTGAGGTAATTATAACACAAAAGAAAGGAGGAGTAAGAATGTTAGCAGAATATTTTGAACTGATAAAAAGTGAATTAATGAGTGCAATAACAATAGTTGGATATATTTTGATATTGCACACATTAATAACTAATATTCTTTCAGAAATTATTGGTGCTTTCAAAGGAAAAAAGAATGACAACGATTAACGAATTTATAGCATTTATTATCTTTGAGATATGTTACTTAGGATTAATGTTTTATATATTTTATATTGCGGACAGTTTATCGTTTTTTAAATATTTGTTGGGTAATAAGAGCAAAAAAGCCAACAAACGCACTAAAAAATGAAAATTGTACTTCATTTAAACCTAATGAACTAAATAGTACTATGAAAGTTACTATAAACAATCTTATTAAGTAATAATGTATTGTATCATATTGAGGAATTCTGTCTTTGTAATATCTGAAAAATAATAGAGGAACAATACACAATAATGAACTCAAGAATAAACACATTAAAAATGATGTTAGCGTATTTGAGTTAAAACTTTTAAATATTGTAACAAATGCAACATTTTTATCAGTTTTTACAAGATATTCTAAGTATCTAGTTAAAAATCTAAAAAAACTATAAGGTACTAGAACCACGTAGAACAGAAAAGATAACCAAAATTGAGTGGTTTTAAAAATATTATCCATATATAATTAACCCCCTTTCTAAAGTATTAAGTATTTCATCAAAAAGGTTTAGTAGTAGAATTTAATTTCCAGGAAATACTCAAAATAATTATACCAATATAGTGAAAGAAGGTCAAACATTTATGAAAGAGTTTTACAACATATCAAAAGAACGTTTAGAAGAAAAGAACATGTCAGTGTATAAGCTGTCAAAAGAGACAGGAATATTTCAGCAAACATTATATTCTTTGTTTAATGGTAAAACATTGAACCCCAGACTAGACCATGCGGTTAAAATTGCTAAGGTATTAGACATTGACTTAAACAAATTGAAAGAAGGTGAGTAAAATGCAGGAAATTTACGACGCTTATTCAGATAAAAAGAAGAATCCAGATGATTGGGTTAAACGAGCCATATTACGTAAAATTTTAGAAATGGATAAATCAAAAGACAAATTCAATAAAATTATTAATGAATTAGAAGGACTTGAGGATTCATATCTTTATATGCAAGGAACTTTAAAAACGAATAAAACTTTTAATAAAGTAAGAATTTATAACTATATAAATCTAAAAAATAGAGAGGAGGAACGACAAAATGCTCAAAAGAAAAATAAAGAAAGATAAATTAAACGTGATTTATTGGACAATCGCTGTGATTAGCATGTGTTTCTTAACATTGACAAATATCGATTGGCAATTGATAGGGGGAATAGCAACCGGATCAATAGCGATGATTCAATTCTTATTTGATAAAGATTTTGCTAAAAAATATTTTAATTAGGAGGAATGTATGAACAAGTTTAAAAAATTATTCTATAGAAGAGGGTTTGAATTAATAGAAGATTTAAACGGAGAGTTACCTGTTAAATCTACAGTCCATAGTGCAGGTGTTGATTTTATAGCTAGTCAAGATATCGTGATTCCTGCATTTAGATTTAAAGGCGAAGCAACACTAGTGCCAACTGGATTAAAAGCATTTATGCCAAAGAATGAATGTTTATTAATATTTGCAAGAAGTAGCTTGCCGGTTAATCGTGGACTAGTAATGAGTAACGGTGTAGGAGTTGTAGATTCAGATTACTATAACAACCCAAAAAATGAAGGTCATATATTGTTGGAGTTCAATAATTTGACAAACAAACATTTAACAATAAAAAAAGGTGAAAGAATTGGACAAGGTATTTTTTATAAAGTGCCTAAAGTAAGTTATGGAGTTAGATTAAAAGGAGATAAGCGTGGTGGAGGATTTGGAAGTACAAATAAAGAATAATTTCAGTGAAAAACAAAAGGAAATGCTCAAGCATCTAAATGATTATGGTGTTAAGGTAGAACCTTATGTAAAAGAAAAGTTTCCTACAGGATTTGAAAGTTATGAATTATTTGAAGTACTAGCAGAATATTTCACTCACACAGCTAAACTATTAAAACAAAAGTATTTAGAAGAGGAGTGTTAGCTAATGAATATTCCTAATTTTAGAGCATATGTTGATAAAAAAATGTATAAAATTATTGGTTGGTACGGTGATTATATCACATTAGGAAGAAAGTACGAAAGTAGATATATTCAATCAATCAACGTTAAGAAAAATGATGTAATCATCATGTATGGAAGTGATTTAAAAGACAAAAAAGGAAATGAAATATTTAGTGGGGATATTGTTAAAAACACTGATAAAGATATTGGAATAGTGAGATATAAAGACGGTTCTTTTGAAGTAGATTTTAAGCAGTATATCCCAGCTCAATTAGGATTGATAAATGATGATTTAGAGGTAATTGGAGATATCCATAGAAATAAAAAATTACTAGATAAGATTATTAATAATAATAAAAAAGTTATTTGTTTAAATAACGTAGAAAAAAGGATTAATAAAAAAAGGAAAAGAACGTCTAAATAGACGTTCAATGATTTAACTATATTATATAGTAAATTGAGTTAAATTGCAAGAAAGGAGTGTAAAAAATGAATATATGGCTTATGGACGAACAGCCTGTAGTAGTAGATAGAGGACTAGCAAGAATTATAGGTTTCTCAGAAGCTGTTGTTATTACTCAACTTCATCAATGGATCGAATATAACAAGAAGCATAAGAAAAACTATAAAGATGGTTACTACTGGACATACGGCTCAATGAAACAATGGCATGAAGAATATTTTGATATATTAGGTTCTGTTAAAACACTCAGAAGAGTTTTTAAAACACTAGCAGAAAAAGGTTATTTAATAGTAAGTAATTACAATAAATTAAAATTTGATAAAACATGTTGGTATAGAGTAAATTACGAAAAATTTAATTCACTTAAAAAGGAATATCGAGAAGGACAATTTGACCACACTGAAAAAGACAATTTGACCATATCAGAAGTGGACAATTTGACCATATCAGAAGTGGACAATTTGACCACACCTATACCAAATAATAAAAATATAATAAAAAATAATAATATATCATCTCATTCATCAAATAATAATATTATATATAGCGAGCAAATGCTTGATAATGATGAGCGAGTGATTGAAGAGGCTAACAAGAATATTAGTTCTCGGAAGAAGTACAACACACAGTACTTCAAAGATAGCTTTGGGTATTCCCGAGTCAGTAAGAATAAAAGAGTAGAGCTTGATAAATGGATTAAGTATGCAGTTGATATTTGTTTAATGCCGCCTGATACAAGACTTCACATAGGAAAACAGAGTGTAAAAGCTAGTGAGGTAGTAGAGAGATTAACGAAGTTAAGGCATGAACATATTAATTATATTTTTTCTAGATTAAGTCAAGTTAAGTATCCTACAAATCATCAGAATTACATGTTAGCAGTCCTGTTTAATGCTAAAGATCAATACGAGAGTAGTATTTCAACATTTAAAGGGGGCAAGAATAACATCCCTGGTAAATACGTTGTACCTGTTCCAGATTATTTAAAAGATAGGGTAGCTGGTAAGAGTAAAACAAAGGAGGAAAGAGTAGTTACTGATGAAGACGAAGAAGCATACAAGGAAATGATGAGTGAATTAACAAAAGGAAAAGAACGCAATGATGTTTAGTGATAATTTCTAACAGGAGGTTATCGATTTGGAGTTTGTAGAACCACTTAGGACACAAGAAGAACTAGATGCAATGAATTATTATTTTAAAAGTAGAAGTGAGCGTGATTACTTACTTTACTACATGGGAATAAATGTAGCTTTTAGAATTAGTGATTTATTAGGATTAAAGGTTGGTGATGTAAGAAACAGGGATAAGATAAGAAGGCGTGAAATGAAGACTGGGAAGTTAAGAGAAATGGTTGTATTACCTAAATTAAAGCGTGTGTTAGATGATTACTGCATGGATAAAGAAGATGAAGAATACTTGTTTAAATCGACACGATATAAGAACTCTAACAGACCAATAACAAGGACACAAGCATACAGGATATTAAAGACTGGTGCTAAAGAGTGCGGGATAAAGAATATAGGTACACATAGTTTTAGAAAGACATTTGGTTATCATTTTTACAAAGAAAGTAAGGATGTAGTAACACTCATGAAATTATTCAACCATCATGATCCTAGTATTACATTAAGATATATAGGAATAGAACGTGATGAGATGAGTAAAGCTGTTAAAAAATGGGGTGGCTTATAGACATCATTTTTAAAAAAAATCTATTATGTAACCAATAAGGGAAACATTACATAGGTAAAAATGCAATGTATTTAAAATACTGATAGCAGTAAGGTTTGAAGATATTAACTAAATGTAACACTTTATAAGATATGATACATACTTATATTATAAATTAATCACTCACTCATTCATTCAAAATATAAATTAAGGAGAAGAATTAATGATTAATAACGTAGTTTTAGTAGGAAGACTAACAAGAGATTTAGATTTAAGGTACACTACATCAAATAAAGCAGCTGTTAATTTTACATTAGCGGTCAATAGAAATTTTAAAAATGAAAGAGGAGAATTTCCAGCAGATTTTATAGGTTGTACTGCTTATGGGAAACAAGCGGAGAATATGGCACGATTTCTAAATAAAGGAAGTTTGATTGGTGTAGAGGGTAGAATTTCTACAAGGAATTATCAAGGGAAAGATGGAAAAACAGTATATATTACAGAAGTAATTGCAGATAAAGTTAATTTCTTGGAGAGTAAAAAACAAGGTAATAACAATCAACAAGGATATTCAGAAGCAAGCAATGTTACTGATTTCTATGATTTCAACAGCGAGTACAATCCATTTATGGAACAATAATTAATATGTTTTCTTGGGAAGGATAGAATAAAAAATGGGAAAAAAGAAAATCATTAGAAATAATTTCAGTATAACAAAGCCTGGACAGAAGAAACTGACAAAGCGAGAAGCAATAGATTTAACCATAAGTGAAATAGAAGATAGCTACACTAAAAGATTAAATACAGAAGTTAATTTAAAAGTAGCAGATTTCATTGGTGACTTTTGTTTAGCGTTAGCATGGAGTTTAAGAAATAATCATAATTATGGAGCAAAAAGAATTGAACGTACTATTAGAGAATTATTTGAAGTAGTAAGTGATGCGAAAATGAAAGAAGTTGGACAGATACTATTTGATATGAGTGAGATAAAAGAACAGCTTTTAGTTGAAACTGGATTAGATATAGAACCTGTAATTGTAGAAGAAGTTAACAAACATTTAACAAGGGTAAAGGAGTTTAAGGAAAATGAATAAAGTCGTAACTATTAAAGAAATGATTGAAACTATTAAAGAAAAAATGAACTGGAGCGAAGCTATTTTAGCAATCGAGCTAGGGGTAGATTCACAGAATTTATTAGCATGGAAAAGAGGAAGAACGCCACGATCTAAAAACTATAAGAGATTAAAAGAAATATATGAAAGTTTAAGTGAAGATGATACCAAAGATGAATTATCATTGGAGTTTAAACTAATAGAAAATAATATATTAGAAGAACTTTCTGATGTAAATAATAATTTAAAAAAATCACAGGAAAGTCTTAGTGCAGCAGAGCGAAATTTCGCTTTTGCAACTGTTAATGTTAAAACATGGGAAAGCAAAAAGAAACAGTTAGAAAACAAATTAAAAGAAACAAGAAAAAAATGGGAGAAAAACAATGTATAAAAAGTCAATGTTTAAAAATGCTAAAAGAGTAGATGTTATAGAAACCACAGAAGATAAAATAGAAAGCTACATAGAAGCATATAAAAGAGGAGAAATAGTTGACCTACCTCCACTAGAAGAGAACGAAGAAATAAAAGAAATCAGTATTACTGGCGGAACAGCTATTATTTACGTTGATGACGTAGGAAGAGAATATGGCAAGAAATAAATTAATAGATCTAAACAATCATTTGTTTGAAGCATTAGAAAGAATTAATGATGAAAACTTAAAAGGAGAAAGTTTACAAGAAGAAATAGCTAGAACTAAGACTATTACAACTATAGGGAATACGATTATAAATAATGCAGGCTTAGCATTAGAAGCAGAGAAATATAAAAATGACTTTGGTAAAGGAGTTTCCTTGCCATTAATGATTGAAAATGCGAAATAGTGGAAGTTTTAAAAAAGGACATATTCCCTGGAATAAAGGTGTAACTGGGTACATGGGAGCTAACAGAACAAGCTTTAAAAAAGGGCATACACCAGCACGTTTTAGAGAATTGTATTCTGAAAGAACAAGTGTAGATGGAATAGTTGAAATAAAAGTAGAAAGAAATAAATGGATATCCAAACATAGATATGTATGGGAACAACATCATAATAGAAAAGTCCCGAAAGGTAAGGTGGTGATATTTTTAGATGGTAATAAAACTAATTTTGAGATAGATAATTTAAAACTAATATCTAGAGGAGCATTATTAATCTTAAATAGAAAATATAGACACATACTAAAAGATAAAGAATTAATGAGATCATGTGTTGATTTAAGCGAATTAATATACGCAATAGGTAAGAGAAAGAAAACAGAAGAGGATGAAAACTAATGTAGATAAGCTAATGAGAGAGAAAGAAATAACTAACAAGGAGTTAGCAACATTAACAGGATTACATGTTAAAACAATACGTGAAGTACGTAAGGGATTAACAGCAACAAGATATAGTACATTAAGAAAAATATATAAAGTATTAAAGGAGATTTAAAACAATGATTAAAAGAGTAATAAAAATTGAAACAACAAAAGAAATGGTAGCAAATGATATTAATGAATTAATTACAGGAAGTGACATAGATCAAGAGACATTAGGGGATAATGAATATGTAGTAGATGTTCAAGTTTTAAATGTGAATGAAACATTAATAGCATTAGTTAAGATAGGAGAAAGATAGTGAAGTGGAATAAATTAGAGGTAAAGCCGTTACCTATAGAGGAACAAACAGAACATAGTTATAAAACTATGTGGGAAGGCCCTATGCCAGAAATTAATGAACAAGTGTTAGTAACTGTTCCATCATGCAGAGGAGGGTTTGTTGATACATATACTGACACATGGATTGAATATAACGGAGAAGTAGGTTTTGAATATACTGATGATAATATTATTTACTGGATGGAAATGCCAAAATATAACGGAGAATTAGAAGATTAAAGAGGTGTTAGTATGATAGAAGTACAAGGTAAAGAAAACAAAGATCATATAGAACTAGACATGTTGGAACTTGCGGTAGCTTTGAGCTTATTATATCAAGATTCTTATGCAAGAGATGTACCTGATTTTTTAGAAGACTTACAGAAAGAAAAAATAATAGTTAAGATAGGAGAGAAATAATGGATATTAAAGAATTAGGGCTTGAGGTAAAAGAAAGCCGAATAGAAGGAATATTAAGAGAAATAAAAGAAGAGATAGCAAAAAAAGATATAAGATTTATAAAATTATCAGATATTCACGGAAGAGACATTTATATCAATACTAATGAGATTATATCGATTCAAGAAGATAGTGAAGATATAGATAAAGGAACTATAACAAATATTACGGCAAGATGGGGGATGTTAATGGTTATGATTTACAACTTAAAAATTATATTTACAAATAGAGAAACGCTTGATGAATTGGTGGATGAAGAAACAATAAGAGACTTAATGGAACTTTACGAGTATACAAAAGATAAAGAATTCTTATTTGTAAGTTTTAAAATTAAAGGTATTGAAATCAATGTTAAGGATATAGATAAACTTTATTGTACAGAATGTTAAAAAGAAAGGTTGGAGAGAATGGGTAGAGTATATACAGTGGATGATGCAAAATTCTTTTTAGAGAATTATAAGAATATACAAATGGAATGTAATGATTTTCTTTTAAATGCTTATCAACCAGGAGATAAAAATGAAGTTAGCGCCCAAAAAACTGGAAGGGAAAACGAAAGAAATATAATAAAAAAATTAGATAACAAGGTATATCAAGAGAATAAAAGAATAATTAAGTGTATAGATAAGTTCTTAAAATCACTTAGTCCCGAAAGTTATAGAATAATATACGCCAAGTATTTCACGAGAATGAGAAACTACGATATTGCTAACAAATATCATATGGATATTTCTACAGTTAAAAGGAAAGTAAGAAAGTCTGTTGAAGGATTGGTAAAACTTTTAAATAATTTTTAAAAAGTTGAGCCCAATGAGCCATTTTTATGTGATAAAATGGTAGTGTGAGAAGTTTAACGGAGGAGTTAAGGTACGGTTGATATTTTTCTCTTTTAAAATTTTTAGTTAATACGAATTTCTTTTAATTGCTGGTTATAAAAAGAAATTAATGTGGAACACGCAAAAAGTGTTATTGAATTCCTCCGTTAAAACTTACTTAATAAACAAATTAAAAGCACTTTGATCGGTGCTTTTTTATTTTGTATAAATATTAAAATACCCCCCTCCTCATAAAATTTAAAGGGGACTTATAAAATAGGGGGTAGGCAAGGAGAATAATGTGAGACTTGACAAGACCGGTACCCACCGTACCGCATTCGATAAAAACAAACAGAGGCTACTCAAAACACAAAACTGTTGTGGAATCTGTGGTAAACCTGTGGATAAGTCTATTAAATACCCCGACCCTTTAAGTCCTGTGATTGACCACATAATCCCCGTTGCTAAGGGCGGTCATCCATCAGATATAGATAACTTACAGTTAGCACACTTCTATTGCAACAGACAGAAGTCAGATAAGTTATTTAGTAAAGAAAAAGAGATTAAGGAAGATGTAATAGGTAACAGAAATTTACCAAAACTGTTAGATTGGATGAGTTACAAGGAAAAATAACAAAAAATACTTAATAAATAGCAAAAAATCATAAAAAATGCTAAAAAACAGCAAAAATAAGAAAAAATTGAACAAAAAGCCTAATTTATCAAGGTTTTTAAAAAATTTAAAAATGAAAACATTGATTTAAAAAGGTTTATGGGGGGTGAGACCCTCCCCACGGTTTCGGCTGACCTTCACGCCGTCACTGTACATTTTTTCTCGTGCGAAAATAACGATTAAAAGAAAGGAGTGATTTTATTGGAATATAAAGGAATAAATTACCTACGTAAAAAGCTTGCGTTGACTGATTGTAGAGTAGATTTAAGATATAGACAGTATGCAATGAAATTTAATGATGAACAATTTGGAATAACCATACCACCTCAACTGAGAAATCAATATAGGTCGGTTTTGGGTTGGTGTACAAAGGCTGTTGATAGCCTTGCTGATAGATTGGTATTCCGTGAGTTTGAAAATGACGACTTTAAAGTTAATGATATATTCAAACAAAATAATCCGGATATATTTTTCGACAGCGTTATCCTATCTTCGCTTATAGCATCTTGCAGTTTTGTGTATATCTCAAAAGTTGGAGAGGATACTCCTCGATTGCAAGTAATCGAAGCTAGTAATGCTACTGGGATATTAGATCCTATAACAGGACTATTAACTGAAGGATACGCAATTCTAAAAAAAGATGAAAATGGTAAGGCACTGTTAGAAGCTTACTTCACAGATAAAGAAACTATGATTAATGACAAGAGAACAGATCAATCAACAGTAATAACGAATACTGCTGGTATTCCGTTATTAGTGCCTGTTATTCATGCTCCAGATAGTGTAAGACCTTTTGGTAGGTCAAGAATAACAAGGTCAGGAATGTATTATCAAAAATTAGCTAAAAGGACGTTAGAAAGGGCGGATATTACAGCAGAGTTTTATTCATTCCCTCAGAAATATGTGTTAGGAATGGATGTTGATGCTGAGCCACTCGAAACATGGAAAGCGACTGTTTCTAGTATGCTACAAATCACAGTTAACGAAAATGGAGATAAACCTGCAGTAGGACAATTCACTACTCCGTCAATGTCACCATTTACTGAGCAACTAAGAACTGCTGCTGCTTTATTTGCTGGAGAAACAGGACTTACTCTTGATGATTTAGGTTTTGTGTCTGATAATCCATCTTCAGTTGAAGCTATTAAAGCTAGTCATGAAAATTTAAGACTTGCCGGAAGAAAAGCACAACGTTCTCTAGGTAGCGGGCTTTTAAACGTTGCTTACGTTGCTTGTTGTTTAAGGGATGATTTTAAATACAACAGAGGTAGATTCATTGACACTAAACCTAAGTGGGAACCATTATTCGAAGCTGATGCTAATATGCTTACTTTAATCGGTGATGGTGTAATTAAGCTTAATCAAGCATTGCCAGGATATATTAATTCTAATGTAATTAGAGATTTAACTGGTATTAAAGGTGATATGAACGCTACTCCGAAAATTGAGGAAGTAGAACAAAAAACTACTAACTCAGAGGATAAGAAAAATAATAGAGTAATTTCTACATATGAGATTACTTCACTTTTAAGTAATTATCAAAAAGGAGTACTTTCTAAAGAAAATGCTATTTTACTTCTTACATCTACGGGAATGAGTAAACAAGAAGCAGAGGTAATGTTAAATAAAACTGAAATCTTGGAGAAAGTAAATGAGTAACGATCTATTAGGACGTATTACTCAAACGTTCGAGAAACGCTTAAAAAATGTAAGTATTAAAGCTACCTCCTATGAGGATGTAAATGATTATGCAGTGGCTTTAGGAGAAATCCTAACCACTGCTTTTAATATTCATATTACTGAAAATCCTGGAGAGATTATTGAACAAATTCTTAATGATAGATTAAAAGAAAATCATAGATTAATAACCGATTTTGGTAAAATGGTTCAAGATATTTTGAATAAACAAGCCAAAATTGGTTTAGAAACACAAATCCCTCAAATAAATCAAAGTAGAATAGATGGATTAGTAAGCAGGTTAAAAGAAGATGATTTTGAACAGTCAAAATGGTTGTTAGGTTCTCCTATAGTCAACTTTAGTCAGTCTGTAGTAGATGATATGGTGAGAAAAAATGCTGAATTTCATTATAAATCAGGCATGAGTCCTAAAATCATTAGAAAAGAAACTGGTAAGTGTTGTAAATGGTGTAAAAATTTAGTAGGTACATATAGATATCCTGATGTACCTAAAGATGTATATAGACGACATCAAAACTGCCGTTGTACCGTTGAATATATTCCTAAAAAAGGTGTTAGACAAGATGTTCATACTAAAAAAATAAAATATGAATCAAAAGAAGATAGTAAAGAATTACCTTATACAAGTATCAAAGCAGAATGGTTGAAAAATTATAAAGAACCTAAAGTTATAGAAGCTAGGTATTGGGAGTATAATGGGACTAAGTATTTTGTTGATGGAAAAAATGTTGTCTTAGATTACTCAGTAAAAGAAAAAGAAATTGCTGAACTAATAGCAAATAAATTTGGATTAGAAGTACAGTTAAATCCTAAATTTCATAATCCTAAAAATATTTCATGTCCAGATTATTTACTAAATGGAATCGCTTATGATTTAAAAGAAATAACTAGTACAGGGAAAAATAATATAGACACGGCCATAAAAAGTGGGAAAAAACAAGCTAGTAGTTTTGTGTTGGACTATACAAAATCGGGTTTATCCCGAGAAGATATAGATAAAAGATTGAATAGATTATATAAAAATCCACATAGAACCTGGGTTAAAAATATAGTATTAATAAAAGATAATAACATAGAAGATGTTATTAAAAAATAAAAAAAGAGATGTCGACCCCCCTCCAAAAATTGTGGGGGAGGAGGATAAACATCTCTTTTATTTACCTTTATTATAATATAAAAAATAAAAAAAGTCAATAAATTGCCCTACCGTATGGCATTAAACTAGGTGGATTGGAAAGGAGCAACTAAATGGGTAAATTTGGTAGACAAACTCCTACTCAATCGGTGATTTTAGACTATAACGAAAGTCGCTATCAAGAAGCTGTAAATCTATATAAAAGAACTAAGTTAGATGTGTATGATTGGCAGTTAAATCTATTAAAAGCAATCATGGCAACAGATGAAGAAGGATTGTGGACACATCAGAAATTTGGCTATTCGTTACCACGTCGTAACGGGAAGACAGAGATTGTTTATATTCTTGAAATTTGGGCGTTGCATCAAGGTATCAATATTTTACATACAGCGCACCGAATTAGTACTTCTCATTCATCTTTTGAAAAGGTTAAAAAATACCTTGAGAAGATGGGATATGTAGATGGAGAGGACTTCAATTCTATCCGCGCTAAAGGTCAAGAAAGAATTGAACTTTATTCCACTGGTGGAGTGGTTCAATTTAGAACCAGGACTAAAAATGGTGGTCTTGGTGAAGGTTTCGACTTAATGATAATTGACGAAGCACAGGAATATACGATTGAACAAGAATCTGCTTTGAAATATACAGTTACAGATAGTAAAAACCCTATGACAGTAATGTGTGGAACACCTCCTACACCAGTGTCAATAGGGACTGTATTTACTAAATATCGTGAATCTTGCTTATTCGGAAAGAGTAAATACTCTGGATGGGCGGAGTGGTCTGTTGAGGCTGAAAAAGAAATAAACGATATTGATGCTTGGTACAATTCTAATCCTTCATTAGGTTATCATTTAACTGAAAGGAAAATTGAAGCTGAGCTTGGTGAAGATAAGCTGGATCACAATGTTCAACGTCTTGGTTTTTGGCCGACATTCTCTCAAAAATCTGTAATTAGTGAGAGAGAGTGGGATGGACTTAAAATAAACGGAAAACTTAATTTTAAAGGTAAGTTATTCGTTGGTATTAAATACGGGAATGACGGAACTAACGTAAGTATGAGTATTGCAGTTAGAACTAATGATGAACGTATTTTCATTGAAACTATTGATTGTCAAAGTTTAAGAAATGGTAATATGTGGTTGATTAATTTCTTAAAAAACGCTGACGTAGCGAACATCGTTGTTGATGGCGCGGGTGGTCAGAAATTGTTAGAAGAGGAGTTGAAAGACTATAAAATAAGGAACATTATATTGCCAACTGTTAAGGAAATAATCACAGCTAATTCAGTTTTTGAACAAGGTATATTCCAAAAGACTATTTGTCATAATGGTCAACCATCATTAAGGCAAATAGCTACAAATTGCGAAAAACGTAGTATCGGTACTAATGGTGGTTTTGGATATAAGTCACAGTTTGATGATATGGATATTTCGTTATTGGATAGTGCATTACTTGCACATTGGGCTTGTCACTCGATTAAGCCTAAGAAAAAACAAAGGATAAGCTATTAATTAGCTTAAATTACCGAACGGACGGGTAATCCGGATAAAGGAGAATATAAATGACAGAATTTAAAGTAATTGAAACTCAAGAACAATTAGATGCAATTATAAAATCACGATTAGACCGTGAGAAAGCTAAGTACTCTGATTACGATACTTTAGCAGAAAAAATAAAAAATTTAGAGACGGAAAATACAAACTTGAAACAAGCTATCACAGAAAAAGAAACAAGTGAAAGCACAACAGCCAGCAGAATTGCTGACCTTGAAAAAGATGTGACTGCTTGGAAAAATAAATCACTTAAGCAACAAATAGCTATGAAAAACGGTCTACCGTTTGACTTAGCTGACAGACTGCAAGGTGATACTGAAGAAAGTTTGAACGAGGATGCAGAACGTCTTGCATCGTTAGTAAGTGTTAAAAATTATACACAGCCATTAGCTGATAAAGAACCTGCTTTTAAAGAAAAAGGAGTAGATTCAGCATGGCGTGATGTTGTTAAAAATTTAAGATAAAAAAAGGAGAATAAAAAAATGACAGAATCAACAGCAACAAAAAAAGCAACTTTATTTAACCCAGAATTAGTAACAGAAATTATGAACAAAGTGCAAGGTCGCTCAACTCTTGCTAAATTATCAAATCAACAACCTATTCCGTTTAACGGAACTGAACAATTTATTTTTAATTTAGAAGGTAATGCACAAATTGTAGGAGAAGGAGAATTAAAAGGGGCTGGGAAAGCTGTAATTACTTCTAAAGTTATTACACCGTTAAAATTTGTGTATCAAGCACGTATTACAGATGAATTTATGCATGCTTCAGATGAGAAAAAACTAAACTTCTTAAAACATTACGCAGATGGCTTTGCTAAAAAAATCGCAGAAGCTTTTGATATTGCAGCGATTCACGGATTAGAACCGAAAGGATTAACTGATGCAAGTTTCAAAGCTACTAACTCATTTGACGGATTAGTAACAGGAAATGTTGTGACTTACAACGCTGCAACGATTGATAGTAATATCGATGATGCAGTTCAAGCTATTGTTGCGACTGACAATGAAGTAACTGGAATTGCAATGTCACCAGCTGCAGGACAAGCAATGTCTAAAGTTAAAGTTAATGGTGTAGTACAATTCCCAGAATTTAGATTCGGACAACGTCCAGACAATTTCTTTGGTATGGAGTTAGATATTAACAAAACTTTAACTGCACAAAGTGGAAAAGGTAAGAAAAATCATGCTATTGTTGGGGACTTCCAAAATAGATTCAAATGGGGATATGCTGAAAACATTCCTATGGAAATTATTGAATACGGAGATCCAGATGGTGCTGGTCGTGACTTAAAAGCATACAATGAAATTCTATTACGTACTGAAGCTTATATCGGATGGGGAATTCTTGACGAAAAAGCATTTGCTCGTGTAGAAGAAGCGTAGGAGGTAATTTATGTACGTTTACAAACATAAAGAAACTGAAGTAGAGATAGTAACAGAGAGTGAACTTTCAGGAGATTGGGAGCTTGTAAAAGAAGTTAAAAAATCTACTAAAAAAACTAAGTCAGAAGAGGAATCTGACGAAGAATAGAGGTGTAATATGAATGCACTTGAACCTTTTGCTAGCGTTGATGATTTAGAAATTTTATGGAGAAAAGTTGAGATTCATGAGTTGTGTCGCTCTGAGGAACTTTTAAGAACAGTTTCTCACGTTTTAAGGGTTGAAGCTAAGAAAGTTAAGAAAGACTTAGATTTATTAGTTAAACAAGATGAGAGTTATTCTTATCTTGTGAAATCAGTCGTTGTTGACATTGTGGCAAGAACTCTCATGACATCTACTAATCAAGAGCCTATGACTCAATATTCTGAGTCGGCTCTTGGATACTCTGTTTCAGGCTCGTTTTTAGTGCCTGGTGGAGGACTGTTTATAAAAGATAGTGAGTTGAAACGTTTAGGACTAAAAAAACAACGATACGGAGTAATTGATTTCTATGACATTACTTAAAGGAATAGAAGTAGTTTTGATAGATAAAACAGAAAATGGAGTGGATGAATTTAATCATCCTATTTTTGTTGATAGAGAAATAGTCGTAAAAAATGTGATAGTAGCCCCTGTTAAAACTGAAGATGTCACAAATGTAGTTAATTTAACTGGTAAAAAGGCTGAATACCAACTGGGGATACCTAAAGGTGATAAAAACACTTGGGAAAATAGAGAAGTTGTATTTTTCGGAAGAAAATGGCGAACTATAGGTATTCCGCAAGAAGGTATTGAATCAATGATTCCATTAAGTTGGAATAGAAAGATTATGGTAGAGAGATATGAGTAAAAAATTTGAATTAAACTATAGCGGTGTGGCAGAACTAATGAAAAGTCCTGAAATGATTGAAGTACTTAGAGATAAGGCTAGAGGTATTCAAGAAGCCGCAGGAGATGGTTATGAAATTAATTCATTCGTAGGTAAGAATAGGGCTAATGTTAGTGTTAAAACAAAAACACGTAAGGCTATTAGAGATAACAACAAAAATAACACTTTATTAAAGGCAATGAGATAATGATTGAACTTATTGTCAAAGAATATCTATCAAAAACACTTAATATACCAATTGTTTTTGAACATCAGAAAAATTTACCTAAACAATTCATAGTAATTCAAAAAACAAGCGGAAGTAGAGAAAACTTTTTAAATTCATCAACAATAGCGATTCAAAGTTATGGAGCTTCTATGTTTGAAGCTGCTAAATTAAACGAAAAAATTAAAAATCTAATGTATGACTTGATAACCGTGTCTGAGGTTTCAAAAGTTAGTTTAAATAGTGATTATAATTATACTGATTTAGAGACTAAAGAATACCGATATCAAGCTGTATTCGATATTCATTATTATTAAAAAGGAGATTAAAAAATGGCAAATGTAAGCAATGTAACATCAGCAAAACCGAAAATAGGTGGAGCTATTTATTCAGCACCATTAGGAACGGCTCTTCCTACTGATGCAACTACAGGACTAAATGCTGCTTTTAAAGCATTAGGATATATTTCAGAAGATGGGCTAACTAACGAAAACACGGCTAGTACTGAGAATGTAAAAGCGTGGGGCGGAGATATCGTTGATACTGTACAGACTGAAAAAACAGACAAATTTTCTTATACTTTAATTGAATCATTAAATATTGACGTTTTAAAAGAAATTTACGGAAAAGATAACGTAAGTGGAGATGTTGAAACAGGTATTACAATTAAAGCGAATACTAAGGAATTATCACAACATGCAGTCGTTATTGAGATGGTGCTAAAAGGTGACATCTTAAAACGTATTGTAATTCCTAACGGAAAAATTAGTGAAGTAGGAGAAATTAAATATGCTGACTCTGAAATGGTTGGGTTCGAAACTACTCTAAATGCATTCCCAGATACTGATGGAAATACTCACTACGAATATATTAAAAAACACGTATAGGAGATAATTAGATGAAAAAATTAACAGGTGTCACTAAGTCGGGATTTACTTATTCGATTTTAGAGAAAAATGTAAGAAACTATGAATTAGTAGAAGCGTTAGGAGAATTAGATACTAATCCTCTTGCTTTACCAAGAGTGATGAATCTTTTATTAGGAAAAGAAGGAACAAAAAAATTAAAAGATCATGTTAGAGATAAAGATGGAATTGTAGACACTGAAAAAATAACAGCAGAACTTGAAGATATCTTTAAAGCTCAAGAACGATTAAAAAAATAGTAATCCTTGCTAGTATGTTGAATACTGATGAAGATGCTGTAATTTGTGACTTAGCTGAAACTTATCGAATCTATAATTACAAAGATATGCCACCAGAAACGGTGGCTATTTTTTGTAATGGCTTAAGAGATGACTCTAGAATTAAGATGAAAATGTCAGGTCAAAAAGTTAAGCTAGATACTATGCTACTAGCTTCAACTGTGGATAGATTAAGTCTGTTAGTTTGGGCTAAAACAAAAGACGGTCAAAAAGGCAGAAATAAACCTAAGTCACTTGTAGATGGTATCAATAAACCTGTTAAAGTTAAAGAGGAATTAGCATTCACAACTGGTGAGGAGTTCGAAAGAATAAGAAATAAAATATTGAAGGAAGGAGGATAATATGGCAACAAATTTAGGTAAAGCATATGTACAAATTATGCCTTCCGCAAAAGGGATATCAGGGATGATATCAAAAGAACTAGATGGAGAAGTCTCAAGTGCTGGAAAGAGTGCTGGGAGTACTCTAGTTTCAACAATTAAAAATGCAGTAATTGCAGCTGGGATAGGTAAGTTGTTTGCAGCATCACTTACAGAAGGTGGAAAGCTCCAACAGTCTCTAGGTGGTGTTGAAACATTATTTAAAAATAATGCTGATAAGGTTAAGCAGTATGCTAATGAAGCTTACAAGACAACAGGACTCTCTGCTAATGCTTATATGGAAACTGTAACCGGATTTAGTGCTAGCTTAATTAAATCATTAGGTGGAGATACTGCAAAAGCTGCAAAAGTAGCAAACACAGCAATGGTTGATATGGCTGATAACTCTAATAAGATGGGTACATCAATGGAGCTTATCCAAAATGCTTATCAAGGATTCGCAAAACAAAACTATACAATGCTGGATAACTTAAAATTAGGTTATGGTGGTACTAAGCAAGAAATGCAACGTCTGTTAGCTGATGCACAGAAATTAACAGGTGTTAAGTATGACATTAACAACCTATCAGATGTGTATGAAGCAATTCACGTAATTCAAGGTGAATTAGGAATTACAGGAACAACAGCAAAAGAAGCAGCTACAACATTACAAGGTTCATTTGCTTCTATGAAAGCAGCATTTTTAAACTTGATAGGTAATCTATCTCTAGGTCAAGATATTAAACCAGCTCTACAACAATTAGCTAGTACAACAATGACTTTCCTTGTAGGTAACTTTCTACCAATGGTAGGAAATATTTTAAAAGGATTACCATCTCTTGTGATAGGTGCATTCTCTGGACTAGCTGAGCAATTAAGAGGTGTGTTTGGAGATGAAGTAGTAAACAAAATTCAAGGATATTTAACTAAGGTTTCTGGAGCTGTAGAGTCATTCATTAATGTGTTGACAGGGTCAATTTCTAAACAAGAAGGGATAGACTTGATAAAAGCATTAGGTATTAATGAAAGAACTGCTGATTCAATTGTTAGCATTGCTGATAATATCCGAACTGCTTTTAAAAATGTTTGGGAAGCAATAAAAAATATAGTAGCAATTGTTGGAGATTTTATTGGAGATTTATTAGGGATTAACACTGCTGAAAGCGGTGTTAGTGGTGTAGCTTTAGCATTTGAATTTTTAAGTAACGTATTAAAAGTAATATCACAATGGATAAAAAGTTTCACTTCATATTTAAGAGAAAATCAGGTGGCACTTGCCTTAGTGAAAGTTGCACTAGGTTATATTGTTGGTAAGTTTATAGCACTGAAGATACTCGGACCTATAGTTGCTTTAATAAACGGATTCAAAACTGCAATTATGGCAGCAAGAACAGCAATGGCAATTTTTAACGCTGTAATGATTTTAAGCCCTATGACTGCACTTATTGTAGGGATAACGGCGGTGGTAGCTGCATTAACTTGGTTCTTTACACAAACTGAAACAGGTAAACAAATTTGGCAAGGCTTTGTCAATTTTATAAAACAAGCTTGGCAAGGTGTAGTAGAATTCTTTAGTAGTATATGGAGCGGTATTTCAACAGGAGCAACAACTTTATGGTCTGGAGTTCAGGCTATTTGGAGTGCTGCTGTAGAAAAAATAAAAGCTTTATGGCAAGGTGTAACTGAATATTTCTCTAGTCTATGGTCTGGAATTCAAGAAACAACAAGCACAGCGTGGACTTTTATCACAAACTCAATAATGGCTATAGTCCAACCATTTATACAAGGGTTTACTAATGCTTGGAACATTTTAAGAAATGGAGTTACCTCTGTTTGGGACGGTGTAAAAACGACTATTCAAGGTGTTTGGGAATTCATTAAATCTATTGTAATGGGTGCTGTATTAATTATTCTTGATTTTGTAACTGGAAATTTTGGGAAACTTCAAGAAGATTTAAAACTTATTTTGGATGGCATTAAAACAGCTATTCAGAAAGTTTGGGAAGGTATCAAAACAGTAGTATCAACAATAGTCAGTACTCTTATAGCATTATTAATAAATGCTTGGGAAAGTTTTAAAAATGGGATGATTGCTCTTTGGAGCTTCCTACAAACAACAGCTTCAACTATTTGGAACGGCTTAAAAACGGCTGTGATAACAATAGTAACTGGATTAATTAATGGAATAAGAGCTTTATGGGAAGGATTTAAAAATTTCTTTTCATCTCTAATAAATGGTGTAAGAAACACAGCTGTCAACACTTGGAACAGTATTAGGTCAAGTGTTGTAGGTATTATAAGTGGATTAGTGGGTGCTGCGCAGAATGCTTGGTATTCATTCAGAAACGGAGTTTCCAACTTAGTAAGTAGCGTTTCTAACATATTCTACTCATTAAGAAATATCAACTTATGGAATGCAGGTAGTGCTATTATTAATGGATTCCTTAATGGGCTAAGGTCAGCTTGGGGAAGCGTTAGAAGTTTTGTAAGCGGAATAGCTGATTGGATTCGAGATAACAAAGGTCCGATTGAGTACGACAGAAAACTACTAATACCTGCTGGTAATGCAATTATGGAAAGTTTAGACAAAGGACTTTCAGATAAGTTTGAAACTGTAAAGAATACTGTTAGTGGAATGGCTAAAGATATTAATAAAGCTTTTACAAATGATATTTCAGATTTTGAAATAGGAGCTAGCATATCTAAAAATTTAAAAATTGAAGATATGAGTACAGCTGACTTTTCTTTAGAAGATAAGGATAGTAACGTGATTAAAGCGTTAGAAGTTGTACAAGACTTGTTAAAAGATATTTCAAATAAAGATATTAACACTTATTTAGACGGTGAAATTTTAGCTAAAAACTCATACGATAGACAAATGACATTTGTTAGAAGGGAGGGTATTTAATAATGATTAAGATTAATGATGTGATTTTACCTCCTAAAGACTACGTGTTAGTTGACGGCGGAGAGATTCAAGTAGCAAAAAAACGCATATCAGAAGAAAATAAAATATATGGTATTAACGGAACTTATATACTTCATGATGAAGCTTTTGAAAGTCAAGAACGTGTTTTGAAAATCTCAGCTGTTAATTTTGCTAAGGTAATAGAGTTAAGTAATCTATTTAAAGATTTTGATAATGCAATAGAGCTTGATTATTTAAAATCATCTAAATATTATGCTGATTTAGTTGATATTACTTTCAATAAGCAAGGTAATTCAAGGTGGTTAGTTAGTGTTAAGTTGATGTTTGACCCGTTTAGATATACTAACGAAAGTACTGAAATAAGACTTACAGCTAAAGGCACTATTAATAATATCGGAAATGTATTTTCGGAACCGATAATCGAAATAGAAGGAAGTGGAGAAGTGAGTTTGGCAATAGGTAGTCAAATTATGTTCTTAACTTTGGATAGTAAAGCGATTATAGATTGCAGACACAGAAGACAAAACATATACGATAAAAATAACGTTTTAAAAAATTCAATCCGTAAAAAAGGCGGTTTCTTTGAAATACCACCGGGATTACAAGGAGTCGTAACTACTGGGAATGTTACAAGTATTAAAATAAAAGGCAATTGGAGGTGGCGTGTATGATCTATTTAAAAGAGGGAAAAATCCCTCTTAATTTTTCTTATAATGATGAAATAGAACACGAAGGAAACAGTAAATATCAATTAAGTTTCAAATTTCCAACAAATAATCCATTGTGGGAAGAGTTAGTAGAAGAGACACTTTTACTAGCTGACGACTTACACGGGGAACAGGAATTCATCATATTTGAAGTAGAAAAACATCACGCTTATATTACTGTCTATGCCAACCAAGTAGCTACATTATTAAATAATTATTCTATCACCGAAATAAGTGTTAATAACGCTAGTGGAGATAGAGTGATGAGAAGCCTTACAAGTAGTATTATTCGTAACCATAAATTTACGTTCTCTTCTGATATAGCTAGCACACACAGTTTCAACTTAAAAAATGTGACAGTAGCAAATGCTTTATTTAGAGATAAACATTCTATAATAGGTCAATGGGGTGGAGATTTAATCAGAGATAAGTATGATATTAGATTATTGAGTAATGGTGGAAGTACCAAAGAAGCTTTATTTATGTACAAAAAAAATCTAAAATCATACCAACAGAAAAAATCTATAAAAGATTTAAGAACAAGAATCCACTTTACAAAAACTATTAACTCACAAAAAGAAGGTGAGAAAGATAAAGTAATAGCTGTTACTGTTGATAGCCCTTTGATTAATAAATATAAAAACATTTACGAGGGGAATTTAGATGTAAGTGATCAAGATGTTATTGATGAAATAACGTTACGAAAATACGGTGAAAATTACTTCAAAACTACATTGTGCGATGTAATTGAAGAAAGTATAGAAATTGATGTTGTGGGTAGACCGGATGTACCTGTTGGGATATTTGACACAGTTACAATATTCCATGAGAAATTTAATCTTGATGTTAAGAAGAAAATCACAAAATACACTTACTCACCTATGGGACGTAGGTTAAAAACTATTGGTTTTGGTAAAATTCAATCTAATTTAGGAACTACACTAGCTAGCATGGTTGATAATGCAGTGGCAGAACAAGTAGAGAGTAAATTAGATGTTTTTAAAATTCAGAAAAATTTAGACCAATTATTAAAACTTGATAAGAAAAGTATAGAAGATAAACTAGTCGAGCTAGAAGAAAAATCAAAAAGTGCAGTTGAAGTTAAAAAAGCCTTATTCGAAGCTGACGGTGAAATTCCAGAAATAGTTAAGACTAGAATTCTTGATGCAGTTGAAGGGAATATCGCTAGACTAAAAACGATAATCACAGAAGCTGAAATGATTAAGGCTATTCAAGCACAATTGAATTTTGCAGAGATAAAAAATGCAATGATTGACAAAGCGTTTATCAAAACATTGGTTTCCGATGAAAATTTCAGACAACAATTCGAAGCTGGAGAAGTTAATACACAAAACATTTTTACAAAAATGCGTGATGCTATTCAATCTAGTATTAGAAAAGATTTCATAACTAAAGAAGAAACTAAGAGATTAATCAACGATTTAACGATTAGTGCTGACGGTATTCGTCAGATAGCTAACGAAGAAAGCGTAAAAACATACGAAAGCAAGAAAACTGAATTAAGAGGTTCAGACGGAAAAAATGCGTATGTCTTTAAGAAGTATTCGAACTTTGCCGACGGTCGAAACATGAATGACGACCCTAATTCCCAATATATAGGGATTTATACAGGTAGTAAATCAACGGCACCGACCGACCCAACAGAATATAGTTGGACTAAGGTGAAATTTGAAGGAAAACTGTATAAAGGTTATGCCAACAGCACAAACGGACTAGATTTTACCTTTGTTGAACCGGACGACAATTCGTATTTACTAGCAAAAAACAGACCTCGTGTAAATATAACTAATGACGATGATATTAGTGATATTTGGCAAGCGAACATGTTTCTCTCTTTGAAACCCAACACTAAATACACCCTTACAGCACGTGCAAAAGGTAACAATAATAAATTATGGGCTTATTTCAGAAATAACAAAACTTCACAAGAGTATTCTTGGGGACAATTGGAGTTCGGGAACACATTACAAACTAAGAATATAGTATTTACAACAGGCAGCGATGTAGATGATGTGTTATTTAAGTTCATATTAGTTCCAGAGGATGAAAATTGGACGGGCGTTCAGGTCGATTGGTATACAATTCACGAAAGCGAAAGGGTTTATACAGATTATCCAACCAACGAACCGGCACAGTATCACAAGTATAGATATTTTGGCTATGTTTTTAAAAATGGAACACCAACAGCTGGTGACTTTGATTGGTTCGATATCCAACAAAAATCAATCACGGGTGACAAATACACACATCTGGTATATTCGGATAATGCTGACGGTAGCAATTTCGGGCGTGAACCGAAAGCTTATATGGGAATAGCAAGAACTACATCACCGGTTACACCGACCGACAAAAAGGCATTTAAATGGGTTAGGTTGAAGGGTGATGACGGTAAATCAGCTCCGAACTTTAATCTATTACTAAATACTGAGATTAAGTCTAGTAGCTCTTATACATTGAACGGAGCGACACCTACTATTAATCAAAATGACTTTAATGGTCGCAACTCTGTAGAGATTAACAACAGAGGGCTAACAGGTAACGCCTGGAAAGGTATTTCGTTTAGAAGTTCTAAAAAAGAATTTAAAAGTGGCGAAACTATTGTAATCAGATTACCAATTTACATTTACAGTGATGTTAATGTAGATAATGGAATTACGTTGGCTTTGAAATCACACGTAGGTAACAAGACACTAACAGGGTTTAATCTTGATAACGGAACCGCTAGAGATACATGGGTTATTAAAGAAATTCAGTACACAGTTCAACAAGATTTTACATCACCGGCGGACAATTTATTCTATATTTTCTCAACGAAGAACGGACATTTTAAAATAGCTGAGCCTTATATGGCAGTTGATGGTGATATGCCAAGAGATTGGATGCCAAGCCTTGAAGATTTAAAAGCTCACTCATTATCAGCAAATGTAAGGATATCAGGAACTTATGAAGGTACTAAAGCTAATAACATTAAATTCTTTGTAGATGTGTATTATGACGGAGAAAAGATTAATAACAGATTTAACCTAACAGCTAAAGTTTGGGGTGCTGGACTTGATAAAACTCAAGAGAACGCAACATATAATAGCGAAGGGGAGCTTACTAATGTTTACTACTCTAACGGAGTTAAAGACGGGACAACAATTAACATTAAGTTAGATGTAGAGTATCAATTTTTGAAAACTACATGTTTTGCAAGGCTTGATAATCTCCCTGATACTGAACTTGTAAAAGAGATTACAAATAAATATAAAACATTTGATACGACATTAGAACAGTTTAAATCTCAAATAGGTGAACTTAATGATAAACAATTCAAGGTTGCTATTAGAGGAAAATCACTTCTTAATGTCGCTGAAAAGAAAATCGGTAATAACTTAACCTATACGACACTTGAACCGATGAAACCTAATACCACTTACACGCTAGTAGCTGACATTAGATATTTCCCAAGCAATCAAGAGTTAAGAGTATTTAACGGTGAAAGAAAGCGACTTGTTGCCGGTATTAATATGTTTACCTTTACAGTACCAACAGAAACAAGAACTATTAATCTAACGCCGTTAGGAAATGAAACAGAAGTTAAAAATGTGGAAGTTTGGGAAGGGAATTACAACGAAGGGTTGGAGGATAATTCATTCGATGCTGTAACCGGTGGAGCCGGAAGAATTGTGGGAATTAAGCTAAAAAATGAATTTAAAGAAGGGCGATATTATAAAATGGTGTTCGACACAACAGCCCCTAACAATAGTGTAATGGCTATTGGTATTGATGAGTATTTTCTCACAGGTAATACGTATAAGACTATTCCCGACAACAACTATAAACCAATGACTGCAAAAGATAACATGTTATTTATAAGAATTTCAAGTAAAGCAAATGATAATAAAGAGGCTGTATATTTAGAATTTTCAAGAGATTTTGATAAGTCACAGATTACTAACGTTAGATTTTATGAAATTAATCTAGGGTTCAGATATACGAAAAGAAACGAAACAGTTGATATCGCTTCTTTAATTAATCAGTCAAAAGAAGAAATTACCTTGAAATTATCAAAAACATTAGCTACTGATTACATGACCAAGTCACAGACCGAAACATCTATTAAATTATTGAGAGATAAAATAGAAAATGTTGTCACTGATGAAAACTTTGGAACTACTCTAGTTCAAAATGCTAAAAGTTTAAAATTAGCATGGAATAATTATACTAAATACTTTCAATTTGAAGATGAAAGTTTAATTTTATACGAAGGAAAAGCCGAAAGTGCCAAAAAAAGAGTTAAGCTTGATTATCTTGGGACAGCTTATTATGACCAAAATGGAGAATTCTCCGGAGCAATAAGGGGTTATTATAAAACTGATGTTTGGGGTCGAGATGCAGGATATTATTCAGGGATGAACTTTGTAATAAAGGCAAATGGTAGAGTAGGTTGGTTTGAGGAAACAGAAGAGTGGGGACTTAAACTTGAAAGACCGTTGTTAGCATTCAATTACATTCACGATGATAATCACAATGAATTAAAAAACACGATAGTATCTTATGTTGATTTTGAAACACGAGAAAAAACAATAATTAAGGGCGATTTATTCGTAAGAGGAGTAATGGAAGACGGGGGTAAATCAGTTAATTTACAAGGTCGTGACGTTAATGTAAAAGTTCAAGGGCTTAACTTGAAATTTAGAAACGGAATACTTGTATCTTAAGGAGGATAAGAATTTGGAAATGTCAAAAAAATTAGGAATTGTAAAAGTGAAAAGTGATATCACTAAATTTACTGAAATTATGGCCAGAGATTATGAGTTAGAAGCCTATGAAATAACCGGGATTTTAGCTCAAGTTTTAATAGAATGGCAAAAAAGAGAATTAATTGAATCAAATGATGAATTCTCAAAAGTTTTAAAAGATTTAAACGAAAAACTTTCTACAAAAGAAGAACAAAATTAAAAGATATAAGGGCGGTTAATAACCGCTCTTTTTTAAGGAGGTGCAAACATTGCACATAACATTGGCGGAACTTGCTAATCAATATTATGAATTATTTAACGACATTTACATTCATGCATTAGCTGGAATTATAGTATTTGATATTATTACTGGGCTGGCTAAAGCGTGGGTTACAAAAACGGTTAACTCCACAATTGGAAGACGTGGGTTAATCGAGCATCTTATAGTATTAGTTTTAGTTGTGACTGTATATCCCTATTTAATATATATAGGTTTTGAAGAAGTAGCAACAGCTTTTATATTCTTCTTCATAGCGACGTATGGGGTATCACTTATTGAGAACTTAGCTGCAATAGGGGTGCCATTTCCGAAGGGGATAAAAAAGAGGCTAGAGAAACTAAGAGATGCATTAAATGAAAAGGAGTGATTCTATCTTGGAAAAAATAATTAGATTAAGCATAGAAAACACAACAAAAATAAGACATGTAGAAGATAGCTATTGCGAACTATATTCACACGATAAGAATAACGGGGCTTTTGAGTTTGAAATTTCAAAAGGAACATTAACTAATGAAAATGTAGTAGCACTTTTTAAATTCTTGAGAAGTGGTAGCTATTGGAAAACTAACGGAACGGTAGAAGATAATAAAATCAAATTTAACTTTGACACCTCTCTAATCACTCAAAATGAAGAGGTTGTTTGTTATATTTACCTGGATAAAGAAGAACGCAACAGCGACATATTCAGATTTAAATTCAAAGTCAACCTATCTGAAATAGATAAAGCTAGTCAACTACCGGAAAAAGAACGCTTTTTTGCTAACAGCATGATAGTAGATAGAGTAGATGTACTTACTAAAGAAGACTTTGACAAAGCTATTAAGGAGATTGAAAAAGGTAGCAAATTCTTAACAGAAGCTCAAGCAAATGAAAAGTATGCTTTAAAAGGAGATATCCCTAACGTATCTGATTTTGTATCAAGTACTCAATTATCAGATTATGCTTTGCGAACTGATATTCCGAATAGTGAAACAATTGTAAATAAAGCAGTTGAAAAAGTTGAGGAAAAGGGATATTTAACTGAACATCAATCACTAGCTAACTATGTTACTGAAACACAGTTAGAAGGTAAGAATTATTTAACTGAACATCAGGATATTAGCAAATTAGCTACAAAACAAGCTGTTGATGATGTTGCTGCTAAGGTTACACAATTAGAAGCTAGACCAGTGACATCAAGCTATGATGATACTGAAATTAAAAGAAAGATTAAAGAACTTGAAGATAGACCAACAACAGCTAACATCGACACAAGTAATTTTGTGACAAATACACAGTTAGAAGATAAGCATTATTTAACGGAACATCAATCTTTAGCTGGATATGTTACAGAAACACAACTAGAAGGTAAGAATTACTTAACTGAACATCAAGATATATCCGGACTTGCTACAAAAGAACAGCTTAAAAAAGCTTTCTTAGATGATGAAGAGCATGAGAAATATGCTAAAAAAACTGAACTACCTCAGCCATATAACGACACTGATATTAAGACTAGATTGACAACTCTTGAGAATAGACCGAGTGGGAATGTTGATACGAGTAATTTTGCTACTAAAAATGGAGCGCCATATGTATCATCCGAAAATATGCCTTTAACCGGTTATTTAAGTCAAAATTCTATAACAAGAAACACGAGCAATTTTGGTAAATTATATTCAGATATTTATGGTAATCATCTAGTTGTTAGTGGTCGTGAAAAAACAACTAAATTTGAAGCTATATTATATACAGCCGCTAGTTCATTACCTGATTATTACGAGCCAGACTTTGATTTTTCAGAGAGCGAGAACATTAAGTTCATCACAACACGAAATATTCGCGATTATATCCCAGCTAACGTTGGAAACACAATCGAACTAGATAAGAGATTAAAAGTACTCGAGGCTAAACAATGGGAAATTCACGGTCGAGGAATGCCAAATGGCACAGTAACCGCACCTGTTGGAACGACTTATGTTGATGAAGCAGTAACAAATGGTGCGTTGAAGTGGATAAAGAAAACAGGAACAGGCAACACAGGTTGGGAGGTTCTAATTGGTGATACAGGTTGGAAAATAGTTCCTTCTGTATCAAAATTAGGAGGTTCTTATGTCAAAATAAGACGTGTGAATAATGTTGTGTCTTATCAATTTGGCGGACTTTCTTGGGGTTGGTTTGGAGTAGTCAGACGTGGTGGAGCCGGATATCAAGTTCAACCTAGTGACCGAGAGCGAAACTGTTTTATTTTAGGTTTAAACGGTGTACCGCAAGGATACCGTTCAGAATCATCTTTAATCGGAGGGATATACAATGACAAAGGTACGCCTTACGGAACGTGGTATTTAGGTGGAGTGGGAGATGGGAACATGTTACGTTTCCAATTTACTGATCCAGTACCAACCGATAGAGATATTGGAGATATACGAGTGAGTTCTATATCTTATTTAACAAGCGACATATGGCCTGTAAACTAGAAAGGAGGTGGGATTATGATAAATTGGAAAGTTAGATTTAAGAATAAACGCTTTGTAATAGCTTTTATAGCTGGTCTATTGCTATTAGTTAAGCAAGTATCTGTATTATTTGGATATAATCTAAATATAGAATTATTCAGCACCAACATTAATAATGTTGTCGATGCTGTTTTTTTATTACTTGGATTGTTAGGGATAGTTAACGATCCTACAACACAAGGTTTTTCAGATAGCGAACAAGCTATGACATATAAAGAGCCAAAACAAGACTAGTAAATAGTCTTTTTATTTTATTCAAATTTAGGAGGATTTAAAAATGGTTAGAACAACAGATTTATTAAACGAAGCAAGACGTATAGCAAATTTAGGAATAGGTGTTGACCAAGACGGAGCATATGGTACTCAATGTGTAGACTTACCTAACTATTTAAGTTCATATTTCTTTGGGAAAACATTATGGGGTAACGCAATAGACTTGCTTAACAGTGCAGCAGCATTAGGATATAAAGTTGAGTATAACGTTGTAGGAGATCTTAACAGTAGACCAAAAGCTGGAGCAGTATTTGTGATGGACACTACATATACAGCAGGACATTCATATGGACATACAGGACTTGTTATTGAAGATTCAGACGGATATTCAATGAAAACTATTGAACAAAATGTTGATGGTAACTGGGATAGCTTATATGTTGGTGGGCCAGCAAGATATATATCAAGAGATTTTGAAGGTATTGTTGGATGGTTCTACTACCCTGTAGATGATACCCCAGCTAGTAACCCAGTTACTACAGACGTACAGTCTCTAGATAGACCAAGAGTATTTACTGTTAAAGTACCTAATTTAAATGTTCGCTCAGCCCCATCATTAGATGCTGAAGTTGTAGCGAGCTATGATGAAAATGAAGAGTTTAATTATACTGAATATTGTTATGCTAATGGTTATGAGTGGATATCTTATGTATCTCACAGTGGAGAACGTAGATATGTAGCAAGCATGGAATTAGCTTCAGGTACAGACTACGGTACATGGAGGTACTTGTAA